AGTTTAACTACTTTAGGTTTAACTTTAACTGGTTCTGACAGAGATCAGCTAGACGCTTATCGAAGATCCTTCGCTGCTCCGTGGGATAAAACTGCGACTTTAGTTCCTTTGGCTACAGATGACCAAGGCAAGATAACTCAAATGATTAATTTTAGTTATACCAACCCATACGATTATTTATCTAGACCTATATCTAGACTGATAGCTGAAGTAGAAGAAGGCAATGTAAAAGAAGAAGGCTTAATAAACTCTTTATCTCAAGGAATGGTATTCGGTATTGGAGAACTAGTATCTCCTTTTGGCACACCATCTATAGCTAGTAAGTTAATGTACGAGTCTTTTACTGGTCAAACAGAAACAGGCAGACGTTTATACAGAGCAAGCGACACCTTTGGTGATAAATTAGCTAAAGGTTTTGTTCACAATCTAGAAGGTATAGCGCCGCCAGTTCTGCCTTTTAGAATTACTACAGATCCTGCAAGCAACCTTCCGTTAGGTCTCAGCACACCTGTTAAAGACTTTCCAAGAGCAGTCTTTGGTAGCACTGGTTTGTTAGGTGATAATAAATTAAAAACAAGTAGAGGGACAAAGATAGATCCAGCAGAAGTTTTAATTCAAGGATTTACTGGACTCAAAGTTATCAGACCAACGATTGAAAGAAATCTAAGGTACAAAGGTTTTGAGGCAAACAACATTATTAGAGCAGCGTCTAATGAATTTAACAGAGTAGCTAGAGCAACCAACGAGAGAAATGCTGAAGACTTCGTAAAATCTTATGTTGAATCTAACGAAGCAAGATACAGAGGAGTAAGAGATCTTTACTTGGCCATAGAAGATGCAAGAGAACTTGGAGTAAGCGAGTTAGATATATTATCTGAACTTAAAAAAGCAAAAGTTGCTAACGCAGATTTAGTTATGCAAGGAGTATTCAAGCCATCTGATTTAAACAAAGAAATAATTGCAGAAGCCTACAGAGAAGACTACGACAAAGCTAGAAACTTATTGCCAGTGGTTGATATAGGGGTTACAGGTCAAGAATTAATACAACCTCTTCAAGGCGGTTTTAGAAGAGAAAGAGTGGCACCGCCAATAACTAGAGTAGCCCAGCCAGAAAGCGTTGGATCTCAAATATTACGACAGCAAGAATTAGACAAATTAGTGGGAGGAACTTAAAAAAGTTCATGCCTCATGCCCTCGGTGATGAGATTACTTGAATCTCTAGACCTGGATACAAAGCCTCAACAAGTTTCTTTTTCAATTTAAATACATCCGTTTGAATACCTTTGGTATCTTCAACGACTTCTTCGCCTTGTGCGTTTTTGTATATGAAGTCTGCCTTATACAAACAGATCTTTTTACCTTCAACAAAACAAGGAAAAGGCGGGTGCACCTCTATATCAGAAACAGCTCCAGCAGTTTCTAGTTCGCGTAAAAATTTGTATCTAGCTGCCTCTAGTTTGCTATCGAACACATAGCCGTCGAGTTTTACTTTGATTGCTCCGTATTTATTGTATGCCATAACTAAAAAGGTAGAGGGGTCAGGCCAGTGATCCATTCGTGGTCTTTGCATTCCTCTGCTTGCATTTTAGCATTCAACATCTTTTGATTCTTGTTGCATCTCCAGGTGGCTCCGCTTGCCTCTATGATCGGCTGGCTATACTTGCAGTTACGACAGTTCTTTTCTGTTGGATACTCTCTTTGCATGTAAACGTCACGCGAACCTTTGGGCATGTTCTTGATGCGCCAATCGGTTTCTGGTATCAAACTTTCTGGCGGTTGCTCCGCGGTAATGATTCGTCTTGCTTTCTCCACCATCGACTTATACATCTCCTCGTCTTTGTCTATCACTTCTGTGTAGATGTCAGAGTTGTTCTTGTTGTAGACCAAAGCCAAAGACTTATCTAACTTAAAAGCACCCATGTAGCAATGCACTTGGGCCTCGTATTCCATAGACCAACGCTCGTAGCTTTTCTCAGATACTAGATTATTGAAACGCTTTTCGTTTGCGGTTTTTATCTCAAGTATCATGGGTTGTTCTTCTTCAGGCAGTCCCTTTACTACGCCGTCTATGTGGCCAGAGAAGTGATCGCCAAGCAAAGACGCGGTGTATTGATTACCTTCTTTATCTTTCTCAAACACCTCAATGTCTTCTATCTTTTTTAAGTAATCAACTATCTGATCTTCTAGCAGATTACCTAGATCCAATATTCTAGAGATCCTGGGCTCAAAGTTTGTTGGTTCTAAACACCAACGAAAGTTTAACCACAGCATCCTTTCATCTGGATTGCCGATCTGACTCATACCAAGGTACGGTCTGCGCTTCTCTGGCTCTGACAGCATGACATGATCTATCATGTTATTGACTTCGCTCATAAGTAAACCTCTTTGTTAGCAGTGACTAATTTCTTCACGTTAAAATACTTGCCTTCTTTCTTAACGCTAAGTGACTTCACATGATCCATGGCACCGTCGTTTATCTTGGCAACAGCATCTTGAGATCTTCTGGGCACACCCCATTGCTTGGTGTTCACAATCCGACACCAATAGTTCTTAGCTAGTCCGTTCATTCTTGGGTGCTCAAACATCAACGGCATTGACCTGGGCAAGAAACTATCCTCTATCTGAAAGAACACACGACAGTAATCGTTACCGTTCTTAGACGTAGCTAGACTAGCGTTGACGCTGACTACGTTTTCTTCTTTGGCTTTCTGTCCAGGCTTCTCATCTGAGATCACAGCACCGCTTGCTGCCTTGGTTTGTTTGGCAACCTTTCTCTCTTCTATCGGAGCTAGATACTGAGCGAACATAGATACTGGGAACTCAGTCAAACACTCAACACACTTCTTAGCATGCGGTGGACTAATCGCTAAACACTCACCGCATATCTTTGGTCGTCTAACTTTTACTTCTTGATCTGGCTGAGCTGTATCGATACAACCGTGACGTGCTATGTTCTCGCCGTAGTCTAATAACAAACAGTTATCCTTGCCTGGATATAAACGCATGCCACGACCGCACATTTGGACGTATAAGCCCAAACTTTTAGTAGGCCTTAGCATTGCTATACAATCCGTTCTCGGAGCGTCCCAGCCCTCTGTAAGGACGCCTACGTTGCATATAGCGTTGATATCACCAGACTCAAACTGTTCTAATATAATCTTTCGTTCTTCTCCAGGCGTATCGCCTGTCAATAATTTGGCTTTGATACCGTGATCCAGTAGATGATTTGTTAGTTTGGTTGCGTGCATAACCGATACACAGAAGAACACGCTTGCAGTTCTGCCTTTGGTAAAAGCTTTGTCTAGCCAGTCGTTGATGATAGCTATCATGGTTCTGTCGTCCATGGCTAGTTTCTCTAGGTCAGATTCTTTGTAATCGCCACCTTTGAATTTAAGTTTGGCTTTGCTTGCATCTATGATGGTGTCGTCAGCAACTTGATACGAAGTTATCCTAGCCAAGTAACCTTGCTCTATCAGATCTGGTATCTTTGCTTGGTAAGCAACGTCGTAAAAGAAATGATCCTTACGCTTGCCGTAGATGTAGCCTTGCCCCATGCGATACGGTGTTGCTGTGCATCCCATAACGCGCATGGCGTAGTCGTCTGACAGCTCTGATATTATCTTTTGATAACGAGTCTGATCGTCTGGCGCTAGGTTGTGTGCCTCATCTATGATGGCATAATCAAACTTGCCCACGTTCTTTAGTCTAGATCCTGACGCTATCGTGTCCCTGGATGCAACCAATATCTGAGAATCCATCTCTTGTCTGCCAAGTCCAGCAGATAACACGCCAACTGGAGCATCAGGCCAGACATTCTTTATCTTGTTCTCAGCTTGCTCTATCAGTTCTTGTCTGTGTGCTAGGACTAAAAACCTAGCGTCTGGATACGTTTCTATCTGTCTCTTGATTACATTAGAAAAGATAACTGTTTTGCCAGATGCTGTTGGTAAATTTAGTAACGGTCTTCTATCAATAGACTCCGAATCAAACCAATTTATTAAAGAGGTTACGGCGTCTTCTTGATACGGTCTTAATTTCATTAGTGTTTAAGTTCCATCTCCTCAGATGTTTCTTGTTCGTTCATCTCTACTTTTATGTTTCTCATCTCTTGTTCCCAACACATGGCTATCATACCCGCTGCGGTCACAGGACAATCTGAGAAGTCATAGTTCAAAGATATAGCAAACCTGGTGATCGTGCTACAAAACTCTCCAGGATCGAAGTCCTCGCGTTTAGCAAACTCCTGAAGATCTTCGCTAAGTCTTCGTGCTAAATCTTTTTTAAATTCACTCATCTTTCAGCATCCTCGCATTTACTATAGATAATTCAGCATCTTTAACCGCCTTAGTCAGCGTTGGATTAAATAAAGAATCTTTGTTCTGCCATACTCTGTGCAGTTCACATATTACTTTTTCAGCGTTTGTGATTACGCTCTTGTCCTCCAAGGACAAAGTTTCCTTGTTTTGCATGTCGCCTCTCTGTTATTTCTCTCTGGTAGGCAGTTTGACGACATGCCTAGGTCGCCTTAGATGAGGGTTACTTCATCCAATCGTAATCTTTATCAGAAGTTTTAGATTCAGCTTTCTCCGCTGCCTCTACTTCTTTAGGATCTTGTTCTACGTCTGGCAGTTTATTACCTTTGGTAACGAAGTCAGCAATCTTGTTGCTGTCAGCATAACCGTCTGTTCCAGGTTCTATTTTGATCTTTGCCAAGAATGGCTCGTTCATCATTTCATCTAAGGACTCACGATTAAAAGTTGCATCAGGATTTAAGCCAAGCGCTTTACGCCATGACTTAACTCGCCTAGCAGTTACCGTTACTGCATTCCCTTCAACGGTAAAGTATTCCCATACTTTTCTACCCGCATGCGATGGGCCTACAACATCGAACTCAACCTTAATAGATTGGTTCCCAGCTTTCGAAGTGTGTTGATTCCATTGATTAGCCACCATTTCATATTGCCCAGCAGGCATGGCAGAAAAGTCATTGTCCTCTTCAACATTCGTCAGATCTATACTAAAGTCATCTGTCATTTTTTTTATCCTCCAGGGCACAATCAGTGCACATAAGAAGTCCGTCGTGTTTTACTTCAGCGTCTTTTTCACCGCACTCGTCACACACAAAGATATCCTCATGCACTTTTGGCACCCATTAAGTTATTGATTGATTTTTTATATTCGTCGATAAACGAATCCCATTTGAGTTCTATCTTGTCAGGAAGAGGAACTCGACTCTTCGCATCGAAAGCCGGGGAGAACTTGGTAAACAGCATGCGATCGCCCATGGCAAGCGCTCGCGTTTGTTCTTTAAAGCCTGACCCCGACTTAGTGACACGAATCTGATGATTTGCAAACAGATTGAAGTCAACCCATTCTCTGATCTTAGATGATACCTTTTTGTGAAGGTTAAGTTCCCATCGATCGTAAGGTTCTCTCTCTGGATCTGCAAATGTTCTGATAGCAACGTGAGACAGCAGTATCACGTTCATGTTCTTTTGGTTGTTTAAAACATCCAAGGCACGCAAGATCTTCTGAAAGCCCTCGGCTGTCATGGTGTAGCCTCTAGCGTAACCGATGTCTTCGATAGAGCTAACGTTTTTTTGTCTGGCTACCTCTTCTTGAATCAGTTTCTCAGCCCAATCCGTGGTATCCAAGACAACAGTTTTAAAGTCGTGCTCTTCTTGCACGAGCTGTTTCAGCCTGTGCATGATGTCTTCAAACGATTCACACAAAGGAAACGAGGACGTATTAACGTACCTCGTACCTTCCTCCGTCTTAATAAATATTGGCTTTGGAGCTCCCGCTGCAAAGGTAGTCTTACCTATGCCGTCTGTTCCGCCTACGTTCATCTTAACTGGCCCAGGATTCATGCCAGTTTGCACCTCATCTAATATACTCATTTCTTCCTCTTCTCTAAAAAGTTAACGTAAGGACGATCAGATATCTCTGTCGTCAACGCTTGTGATAATTTTTGATAGTGACTAGGAAAGTTCTCAGCTAAAAGCGTCGTGTCTTTTTTGCTTTCCTTGTACTCTATATTGAAGGGAAATAAATTCTGAGGAATGGTTCCCTCTGAATGTATCTTACCCACCAAGTCTTGATCCCAGGATCTTTTGACGCGGTAATCTACTTTAATATCGAAATCGTATTCATCTAAGGACACGCGAGCAGCACCGCCTGTGTTGCTCATTTGGATTACTTTATCTTTAATCTTAGGATGTCTTGCAATAGCTATGTCTAGCTCTTTGCTTTCCTCACGCAATCTGGCCTGCAAAGCAAGATTGTTTTGTTTTCTGGTCAAGAGTTCCGCGAGGTCGTCAAACTCTCTGTCTGTTTCAGCCATACTATTTTCTCCTTTATGGTGTCGAGGGTTGTAGGATTTTCTATGAAAAAAATTATGAAATAAAACGAGTTACAACCCTCAACAAAATCTAATTTATAGTTTTTAAAACTTTCTGTCAATAACTATTTTACTTTTTGTAATAATTATTTTAAAGTACCTATTATGAATTTATCAGAATATATTATCAAGCGTGGAGAAGAACCTCTAGCAAAAGAACTAGATGTATCGGTAGCGACTGTTCAGTCCTGGCGATACGGAAGAAGGCAACCAACAGTGAGAATAGCAAAACAACTCATGATTATGACGAAAGGAGTTCTGAGTTGGGAAGATATCTATGGACCTGTGGAAGAAAATGCCTCTGCTTCTTAACGAAAATAAAACCCAAGAGAACGTTTCCGATGAGTCAAAGCAGGAGATGCTTTGGTCTTTTTGGGAAGAAGGATTCCACTTGATACCTTGTGGATCTCGCAACGAAATCATTCCAGAATACTTTCGCAAACGCCATCCGTTTGAAAGCGATGAGGTTCTGGCTGCTAAGTGGGCGAAGACACCAAGGGTCAAGTGGGAGACTTATCAAAGACGACAACCAACACAAGACGAATTGAGAGAGTGGTTGACTCGCTATCCAGGCGCAAACTGGGCAGCCATAACAGGCATAACGTTTGTAGTTCTGGACTGCGATAGCCAAGAGGCGGTCGAGTTCGTAGAATCTGGGCAATTGACTCGATCGCCTTTAAAACAAAGGACTCCAAGGGGTGGCTATCATTATTTTTATCAAGTCAACGAAGGTCTCAACGTTAGAAACACGACGGGTAAACTAGACGTAAGAGGTGAAGGTGGCTACGTCATGGTGTCGCCGTCAAGAAACTACGGCTTCGAAACACCTGAAGGTGCACACATAAGAGATGTCGATGATTTGCCCATGCTCAACATGAACGACTTGAACACGATCCATGAGTTCAATCAGTCTGGAAAAGTACAACCGATCGGGGATGGCAAGAAGATTACACTGGATCCAGTTGGTGTTGGTCAACGTAACGACACGCTCGCTCGCCTGGTAGGCAAATGGATCCGCGAAGGTTGGGGTTATCGTGAGGTGTTGATCAAAGCGTTTGACTGGAATCAAACATTGCAACCGCCGTTGCCTCTGCCAGAAGTATTGCAGACGGTCATGTCGATCACTCAAGGACACGTCAAGCGTAACCCAGAGGATACTGAAGCGGGCATCATGTCTTGGAAGACTAGCGAATGGCAAATAGATCTCGGCGAAGAACTGAAAGAGATACTGGATCAAGAGGATCCAATCGTCGTACAAAAAGAACAAGACAATAAAGAAGACCCACTGGGCCTGAAAGCTTACAACGATGAGTTTTGGACAGGCATTGAGTCTGGAACTATCGAACAATACTGGGGTGACTGTTTTATCTTTGAGCAATCCAGGTGTTTGTTGATCGGTAAACCAAAGATTGGTAAGTCGCACTGGCTCGGTGCTTTTGCAGCAGCAGCAACCACTGGACAGAAGTTCATGGGCATGCCGTTCACGAAACCGTGTAAGGTCATGTGGCTTCAAGCAGAGATCATCCAGGAGTTTTTGAAAAACAGAATCGACACTTACTATCAGCCCTACGCACACGATCCAGACTTGATGGCGTTGGGGCACGCCAACTTGATACCTACGGGCAGACTCAGAAAGAACATCATGCGTGACAAAGACATCAACGCGATTGCTGAAAGCATAGACTATCATCAACCTGACATTGTGATGATTGACCCTATCATTAACTTCTTCGACGGAGAAGAAAACAGCAACCAAGAGATCCATAGCTTGTTGTCTAGAATAGATCGGTTGATCGAATTGTTTGGTGTCGCGGTTATCATCGCGCATCACACAGGCAAGGAGCGAGCTGACGATGCTTCATTCATGTCAGCGCGTGGTGGTTCAGCGTTTGCTGGGTGGATGGACTCTGGTATCAAGCTCATGGGACAAAGACCGAATGTGACTATGTTCTACGAGGCAAGAAATGCACGAGAACCTGAAACGCATTTGGCTCGGTTCGATTTTGAAAAAGGGTTCTGGGATACGGTTGACTTTGATCAAGGCCCAGATGAAGTAGAGATTGCACAGAAAGTCGCAGATGCTATGGACAGAACGAAGTTCTACACACGACAGGATCTAGAGATGTTAGCTCGGGAAGCGCTCAAGGCAAACAATTTGCCGAGCGGAGAGAGGGCAGCTCGTTACGCGGTCAGTCATGTGCAGAAATATTTGGGCGATGTGGTCAAGACGAAAGCTATTCCAGGCAAGCAGACTTGGCACTATCGATTTGATAATCAAGGGCGTAAGCCTTGGGAGGACTAATGAAGTTAAAAATAGAAAACGAAAGAAAGAGTAAAACAAAAACTATAAGCGTAAGAGTAACGCCAGAAACACATAAATTGTGGCGGGATCTTGTTGTTAACAATCCATCTTATACAAACGATGAGCTTATGGAGTTAGCTTTTGAAAGCTTGTTGAAAAAATATGGGTAGCGATGCAACTTAAATTCCCAGGAAGAATTTATACTAGCGAAGCTAGTACTATTGTTTATTCAAGAAAAATTTTTTACACAACTCATGATGTTCAATTGTGGAGTCTTCCAGATCAAACGATATGTCATGCTGTTTTTGTTAATAAAGGCAGAAGGTGGAAAAAAATAAAAGAAGAAGAAATGAAACAAATAGTAGATCACGCTAACGCAATGCACAAACTAACGAAAGAAAATGAAGCTTGACTACATATCGCTGAAAGAAGCCTGTATCGACACGTTCTTGGGACTGCCGATCAATTGGTTCTTATCGTATGCGGTGTTAGCAACGATGCTGTTCTTTGCGTTTGACAATGCGTTTATTATCTCGGCTACGCAAGTGGCTGTGCTCACGGTATTTGCCATAGTTCGCAAGTATCTCATTAGAACTCACTACAAGAGGTTGCATGAATCCGTACAAGATTGAAGGCCCAGCATTGATTAGCTTCAGCGGTGGCAGAACGTCTGGCTTCATGCTCAAGCAGATCATCGATGCTCACGACGGTGTGTTGCCTGGAGATGTCCATGTGACGTTTGCAAACACAGGCAAGGAGATGCCCGAAACGTTGGACTTTGTGCACAAGTGCAGCGAGGAATGGCAAACGAAAGTGCACTGGTTGGAGCTCGAGATGCACGACGAAAGGCCTGTGTATCGCACGAAGGAGGTCACCTACGAAACAGCAAGCAGACAAGGCGAACCTTTCGAAGCTCTGTTGGAGAGGAGGAAGTATCTGCCGAACCCAGTTGCTAGATTCTGCACAGCAGAACTGAAGATCAGACGTATGAAAGACTTCATGCACAAGATCAAAGGCTACGATCACTGGGACAATATACTTGGTTTGCGTTACGACGAGCCGAGAAGGGTGGCGTCCTCTAGAAACCCGAAGGAACGTTGGGACAACAAGATGCCTATGTACGATGCGAAACATACGGTAGAAGATGTCCTGGAGTTCTGGCAGAACGCTAACTTTGACTTGACTTTGCCGAGCATAAACAATCAGACGCTCGCTGGTAACTGTGACTTGTGTTACCTCAAAGGTAAGAATACTTTGGTGCAGTTGATGAAGGAACGCCCAGATCTTGCTGACTGGTGGATAGCACAAGAGAATCGTTTCGGCGATCAATCTGGGGCAACGTTTAGGGCGGATCGTCCGCCGTACATCGAGCTTGTAGAGGAAGCAAAGAACCCAGTTATGGATGATTTATTTGAGGACGATAGCATGTCGTGTTTCTGTCATGATTAGGCTGAAAAACGGTTGTGCAACGCTGATTGGCGATTTTGCACAGCGTCTGAAAAAAGTCAATAAAATCAATAGGTTTTTGATTGTGCAGTTGTGCAGTTGCACATGCGTGCACATGCGCACAGCGTGCTCTGAAAGCCTTATGTTTATTGGGGTGTGCAGTTGTGCAGTTGTGCACTTCTATAAGAAGGGGAATAGTGGGTATGTAAAACCCACATCCCACCCCACCTTTTACCCACTTAGAATAGAATAAAAAACGGAGAAAAATATGCCAGTTAAATTTAAACAATCGATAAAAGAAACTATCAAGGATGCCAACGGTAGGCCTACGAATATGTGGAAGTGGAAACATTTTTATTTGAAAGAAGCAAAGACTGAAGACATAATCAAGGAAATCAAAGACGGCAAGAAGAAACATAGAAACAAGTTGATGAATGAATTGAATCGCAGAGGTGTGAAACTAGATGGCTGACAAGAGAAAGAAGTTGACCAAGATGCAAGAGGTGTTTGTGAATCTGATGGTGTACCAGGATCTCACGCAAACGGATTGTGCGCATAGAGCTGGGTTCAAGAATCCAGAAGTCATTGCCAGCCGGATGATGAACAGTCCTGAGTACGAACATGTGCAAGAAAGAATTAGGCAGATGAAAGCGTTGCAACGGAAGAAGTACGATATTACGTTTGAGAACGTGGCAAGTAAGTTAGCAACAATTAGAGATGCTGCTGCGAGCGATGGATCCTACGGGCCTGCGGTAAATGCAGAGATTGCAAGAGCGAAACTCGGTGGACTCATGGTGGATAGGAAAGAGGTGCGCTTTGGGAAGATTGATAGCATGAGTCGTGAACAGCTCGAACAAAGATTGAATGAACTCCTGGAACAAAACCAAGTTAAAGTTATTAACGGCGAAGCGGTTAGGATCGATCAGCCAGAAGAAGACTTGGAAGAAGATGACGATCCAGAAGAATCAGGCCAGTAAGCCTTTGAATCTGCCTTCTTCTGTCCATTGCAATACTGCTTTGGCTTTCATCACAGGATCTGCGATTGAGTAACGCATGACGATTTCGTCTTCGTTGTTGAAGCCGACAAAGGAACTGCCCTCTTGGTAAATGCTAATTATGGTTGTGTTGTTTTTCATAAGTCCTCCCATTTTTTTGGATCTTTTTCTCTTAGTTTAAAAAATCTGTTTAGGTTGCTTTTCTTTTTGTTGACGATAACTCTCAAGTCTTTTTCAAAGTCATAGAAAGTTTCAAAGAATTCGTCCTCTGGATTGTCTTGAAACACTTGAACGTAATCTTCTGCGCATCCAGGCGAATGCTCAACGTAGACTGTGAGCTTGCCTACGGTTATGTAAGCAGAGTCTTTTGATCTTCTGTCTATTTTTATGGTCATAGATTCTCCATGTTGTTAAGTATGTGGGCGATTACATCGACTGTCCAACCGTTGCCCAACATCTTGTATCTTTGGGTGTTGGATACATGATTGGTGTAGTTGTCTGGCACGGTTTGTAATCTCTCGCATTCAAGCGGTGTGAGTTTACGCCAATGTAATTCGTCAACGCTGTCCCATTCGTGTCGATCATAGGAATCTCTGCCACCCGATCGAACTGTTTTAGATTTCTCTCTGATTTCTGAAACGACAACGCTATCTTTGTAAACTGTTGTTATGGCATTTGATTTTCTGTCTTGGCGAAGCTCTAACATTTGTTTTGTTTTGTTTGCGACTGAATTACCATCTCTGTCCATTCTTTTGCCTTTGTCATCGTAAGCTCTGCCACGAAAAGCTGCGCCGCTTACAATGTAACTTCCATCTGTGGGTTCTTTGTGATATCCAGCTATGATTGTGCCTATCTTTGGTGAGTCTGCGTTGTAGAAAAAACCTTTGCCTCTGGCCTCG